ATCGAAGCTCACACCGGTGCGAACTGCAACAAAGTTAAGTTGAATAAAGTTAATTGAGCGTGCAGGTTTAATGTAAATATCACCAATGAATTCGTTACGGTCAATAACTTCACCAGTATTATTGGATTCGTCACAGACAACACGGAAGTCGGTGATACCACGGCGACCTTGAACATCACGCAGGAATGGTTCTACGAGAGAAACAAACTGAGCTCTTGTAAACTGGTCGTTGAATTCAAAGAGAGAGAAGCGAGCAGCACGGGCGATTGCTTTCTCAAGTACAATAAAGAGTCGGCGAACATTGATTCGGTCAAACGCAGATGGTTTCGACTGAAGTGTTTTGTCACCAAAGAGTACAGTACCTTCACCTTGGAAACTAACGATTGGATTAACACCCTTAACATAGAGTGTATCACGGTCTGTCTTAGTTGGATTCCATGCGAGTTTGATAATATTTTTAATGATGCCACGATTAAGACCGCCTGGTGAGAACCATGGGTCTCTTTCTTGGTCTGTTCTTGCACAAAGACCGGCAACATCACCATTGAGTGGCACCCAACGGTATACATCGTTATATTTGTCGTATTGATACTTCCAGTTACCATCCATAACTGCGTATGAAGTAGAAGTAAGTGTGTCTCGGTAAGTAACAATGTCAGATGCTTCTGAACCAGCATTGTCAACAACATCGGCTTTTTCTGGAGAAACAAACACAACACAGTCTTTACGGGTTTCTGCCATCGAAATGAGAGAATCAACAACTGTTTGGTTTGCAGGACCAGAAACAACAAGTGAAATGTCTACTGAATCAGCATCATCAAATTTATCGTATGCAGTTACCACATTAGCGGTAGAAACTGTACCATCAACACCAAGTGAAAGTGAAGATGTTACATTTGCAGATAAGTTTGCAAATGCTGTACCTTGTGCGTTATTACCCCAATTTGAACCTGCAGCTGGGTGATCCATCCAGTGAATGTAGCGTGAACGACTTGCAATAACATTTTTGTAGTAAGAAGAATTACCACTATCATCTTTTGCGTCAGCAGCTTTAGATGCAAATGGGAAAACTTCAAGTACTGTTCCTTGTGTACCAGTAAATTTACCGTCTTCATCAATAACAATTACATGGACTTCATCAAAAGAACCGCCTTGATTTGCAGCATATGTTGATGTTCCTGGTGCAGAAGTGAAACTTGTTGCATATGTCCAAGAACTAAATGTTGCGGCGTCTGCCATCGAAACTTTAAGTGAGTTGCCAAGAGCGCCTGGATAACGAGCAGCAAATTCACCAACGGAACCTTGACCAGTTGAATAGTTGCTTTCCCAATCATCATCGTTCTTAATGAGAACTGCGGTTGCTTGTGAATTAGCAATAGCGTTTCTTGTTTCTGCAATACTGATTGCCCGAACAGTTTTTAGAGTATTTGTGTATGCCAGGAAGTTTGCGGCTGAGAACCAGTATTCATAATTAGAACTTGTTGGTTTACCAAATCTGTCTGCAAGACGAACTTCGTCAGAGATGGTAATAATTTCATCGGCTGGACCCCAGGCAAACGGCCCCGCAAATGCGCCAATTGAAGTGGCGACTGAAGGGACAATTGTAGTCAGGTCAATTTCTGATACATTTACCCCAGGTGAGAGCTGAAATGCCATGGATTTCTCCTTTTGTTATAGGATCAAATTTCTTTTTATCGTCTATTTAGTTTTTTACAAAGTTGAGGATGGATAGCCTCTCTCTGTCCAAACATCGCCACCATCTACAAGAACCTCTTCTCTCTGTCCGTCATCTATGAATCCAACAGGAGTGAGTTCTTCTTCTCCTAACATGTTTTCTTCTTGCAAAAGAACTTTACGAATATCAACATTCGTAGAATCTTTGAAGTAAGATTGGGCAGTCAACCATGCAAACAAAACAAGACCCATTGCCAAATCGTCATTATTACCTTCTTCTGCCATGTAAGTGTCTCGGACTCTTACGAAAGTGTTTAATTCAGCGATGGTATCAAAGTCTACAATCAAAAGTTTGTCTGATTCAATAAGTGTTTTGAGGTTGGCACAACCAATTTTCTTGACCGTTTTAGTAGTTTTAATACCAAAACTTGACGCCTTTCTGAAGCCTCCAGAAATAGTTTGCCCTTTAATGTGATGGTGGTCTATTTTATAGACATTTTCATATTCAAGGTCATAGTGTAGAATGTCAACAACTTGTTGGCCAACATTGTTTGTTTCAATCAATACAAACGCTTCATTGTATCTATTTGCCAACGAATAGATGATTGTTGGAAAGAACAATAAAGGTAATTTGTTGTTACGGTATTTAGCGACTTGACGATATGGCACTTCTGTCACATCGATGACATTGATAGCCTGATAGTCAAGTCCAACACCTTCTGCACAATCTACAGTACAGATATAGAGGCGACCTGGTTTTGGTTTGTCGTATATGTCGAGACCTTCTTCAGATTCGACAGGATTTCTAAATGCAAGACTACGCAATTTAGTACCAGAAACAAGTGTCGCAGAAGAACCAATAAACTCAGTTTCAAACTCTTGTCTAAACTGTTCTTCTGATGTGTTTCGAATCGTTTCTTCTTTCCATGCCTCATCTCTACCTGGCACCATTGACCAGTGAATTTCAAGAGGTTTGTAAGTAGAACGACCTTCTGATGCATCGACCCACATCTTATAGAAGTGATTTAGACCAAATGGTGTCGATACAATAATAACTTTTGTTGTTTTACCAGATGAAATAACTGGATAGGTAGATGTAAAGAAGTCATCTGCCATATTTTTTGGAACAAACGCAAACTCATCAAGGAAGATTAAGTTGTAAGAACCACCTCGAACACCTGCAGCAGATGTTGCGTATGCGTTAATCTTCGACCCGTTTTCGAGTTCAATATTACCTTTGTTCCAAACTTTGATGCCTTGTTGCAACCAAAGTGGAAGATATTCGTATGCATATTGAATACGACCAAGAATCTCACGAGCAAGAGAACCTTTGTTCGCAAGAATCGCAATGTTAAAATTTTCTTGGAATAAAACACACCACAACATGTAACCGGCAGAAGTTGTTGTCTTACCAACCTGTCGTGGCATCTTACAAATAGAGAAACGATTTTCGTGGAATGTTTTGACCATATCTTCTTGGAAATTCCACATTTCAAATGGGACAAGACCTTTGTCCACATTGACAATCTTCATGTATGTTCTAATAAAGTACACCGGGTCTTCGGCACACTTCACCATCTCGGTTACTTGTTCTTCAGTATACTGAAGTTCAACGCCGATTCTTTTTAAGTTTTGATTTCCAAGATATCCAACATCACTCATCATTTAGTAGTCTTTAATAGTTTGACAAGTTCTGCGGTAGAACCAACAAAAACTGCCTTATCTACATTCACATTTTTTACACTTGAAGATTCTTGTGGTGACAAATCTTTTCTTCGTTTTTGAATCTCAAGTAAATCTTTATTTAATTCAGAAAGATTCTTTATAAGACCTGCTGCAACTTCATATGCTCTTGGATGTTCTGATTCTTTTGCCACATGCAAAAGTTGATCCATTGCAACATTACCTTTTTGAATTAAATTTCTTATGTTTGACCTGGCAAATTCTGCATCATCATCTACAGGACTATCATTGACACTTACGGTAACTGGTTGCATAACAGGTGCAAACTCAGATACTTCAATTGGTTCTATATCAAGTGCTTCTGATAGTTTTTCATTTAAATTTTTCATAATGTATCTGGCCATTCTGTAATTGTTTCAGAGAATCCAAATTCGTCATCTGGTTCTGCATCTTGTGGGTCTGTCTGTGTTAAAACAGCAACTGATTTTACTGGGTTTCTATCAAGTTCAGTAACAGTATATTTAGCTCGTGAATAATCACCACGAACAATGTCACCTACTTCAAGTAGTTTATTTAAATCACTTACGATTAAAATACCATTATTACTATTACTGAAATAAACTACCGAACCAGTAACATCTCTTTCATTGACACGAATTGTTTCGGCAGTAGTAAAGTAATTATTGCCGTTTGCATAATCAATCGTAACTTTTTGTGATTGTCTATCTTGTGTATCAATGAATAAATTCGTATAAACACCACCATATGCATTGGCAGTATTACTGAATGCACCAATTACTCCACCACCAGAATTGACTGGAGGCCAAATAAATCCTTTGACTGTAAAATCAAGGTCCCATGTAATAAGGCGAGTGGTCATCATATCGCCTTCATAGTCAGTTGATGTGTTTACTGAATTGAGTATGATAGGTAAATCATATTTTTGCACCATTGAAGGAACAAAATCGACTGTTACTGTGAAATCTGGTGTGAAAAATGGAAGTATTTGTTCAAGTATTTGTGTTCCGTCTTCTGTGTTTCTCACATAGATTGAAAGAGAAAAAGTAAAATCGTATGGAACAGGAACATATTGTGTATTGATTCCACTACTTGTATTTGCCGCAAAGTTTCTTATTGTGGTTACTTGTTTTCTTCCTGAATCATAGGTCATTCCTGTAAGGTCAAATGAAATACGAGGAACAACTGTATTAACAGACTTATTTAAATTTGGATCTGATGTGATTCTTGTGATATACTTTTCTTTTGCACCATACGAAAGTGGCACTTTAAATTTTTCATATGCA